AGTATTGGTTACACTTATGATGAAGATAGAGATGCTTTTATAGCACCTAAACCTTACGCATCATGGATATTAAATGAAACTACTTGTATTTGGGAATCACCTATTGGTAATATTCCAACATTAAATTCTGAACAACAAAATCAAAATACAGCTGAAACTCATAGTTGGCGTTATGTTTGGAATGAAGAAAATCAAACTTGGGATTTAATAGAATAAATATAAATTAGTGGTGGTGTGAGAGAAAATTTAAAAGATTATATACTTCATTTAGATAAATGGATTCCTAAAAATATTTTAATTCAAACTCTAAAAGAATTAGAAAAAGAAAAAAATTGGGAACAGCATCAATATAATAATACTAAAACTCTTAAAGCATTTAATAGAAATGGTAATAAAGAATTAGATATTTGTTTTGGAAGTAATATAAGTTATTTACAAGAATTATATGACTTAACTTGGAAAGCATTAGAGAAATATATTATTATTGATAAAATTGGTGGAGATACCTTTAAAGGTTGGTCAGGTTTTAGTCAAATAACATTTAATAGATATAAAAAAGATCAAATAATGTCTAAACATTCAGATCATATTAAATCTTTATTTACAGGAAATATTAGAGGAATACCAATTTTAAGTATTGTAGGTGTTTTAAATGATGATTATAAGGGTGGAGAATTTATTATGTTTGATGATTATGAAATAAAATTTAAAGCTGGAGATTTAATTATATTTCCATCTGTATTTTTATATCCACATTTAGTTAAACCAGTTAAACAAGGAACAAGATATTCTTTTGTATCTTGGTGTTATTAATGAAAGAACCTATTATTGAAAATTTATTTCCAATACCTATTTATATGTCAAATATAGATAGAAAATTTACAAAACAAGAATTACAATTTGTAAATGAACAAAAAAAACATTGTAGTAAAAATGAAGGAAATATTAACACTAAAGATAACTACATTTTAAATAGAAAAGAGTTTAAAAATATTAAAAAATTTTTAGATCAATGTTGTAAAGATTATCTTGAAAAAATTATCTCCCCTAAAAACAATATAGAACTTTATATAACTCAATCTTGGTTAAACTATACAGAAGAAAATCAATATCATCATATTCATGCACACCCAAATTCAGTTGTATCTGGTGTATTATATTTTGATTGTGACAAAGAAAATGATAAAATTAAATTTTCAAATCCAGTAGGCTACCAGCAAATAAAACCTGAAACAAAAGATTTTAATATATGGAACTCTGAAACTTGGTGGTTTCCTTTAGAAACTGGTCAATTAGTAATGTTTCCATCATCAACCACTCATCAAGTAGAAACCAAACAAGGCACTAATACTAGAATAAGTTTAGCTTTTAATACTTTTTATAAAGGTACAATAGGTTCAAATAAAGATTTAACAGAATTGATACTTTAAGTTTATAGTGATATAATTTTATAATGGAGGCAGGGGCATCCACCACATGTCTTGCTGCTTCCTTCATAAAATTATAGGAGTTTACATTGTTAGGAATAACAACTTTATCCCAATCACCGATAGCCTCATTAGGGGGAACTAATGTTAATGTAGATGTAGTAGGTATAGAACTTAATACAGCTATTGGTAATACAACAGTTATCGCAGGTGCTATTGTCAATCTGACAGGTATCCCTTTAACATCTTCTGTTGATGATGTAACTATTAATTTAAACACTCCTGTAAATGTAACCGGAGAAGATTTAACTTTATCTTTAGGGGATGAAAACATAGTTGTCGATGTAATTGTTTCTGTTACTGGAGAACAATTAAACTGGACTATAGGAACTTACTCTGTTTCAGCAGAAGGTAACACTAGTGTTATATCAGGTGCTGAACAAGAACTTGAATTAGATACAGGATCAGTTACAACAACAGCTAACGCTGATGTTAGTGTTACGGGACAACAGTTAACAACAACACTTGGTATAGAAACCATAGATATAAACACTCCTGTTGATACTACAGGATCTCAATTAACCACTACAATAAATTCAGTAACTGTTGAGGTAATTACAGAAGTACCTGTTACCGGATCTCAATTAAATACTTCTTTAAATTCACCACTAATTACTGCATGGTCAAATGTAGACCCTGATGTAACAAATACATGGACTGAAGTAAATGAAGGGGTTTCAAATAATTGGGTTGAGGTTGATATCGCAGCATAGTAAGGATATAATAAGGCATGGCTTCAACATATTCTGCAGATCTTAAATTAGAACTTATGGCAACTGGCGAAAATGCCGGTACATGGGGAACTAAAACAAATACAAACCTAGATTTAGTACAACAAGCAATTGCAGGTTATCAAGCAATTGATGTAGCAGCTAGTGATGTAGCTCTAGTAATGTCTAATGCTTCTATTTCTAATGCTAGAAATATGGTTCTTAGTTTTACAGGAACCCTAGCAGGAACTAGAACTGTTACCATTCCTGATTCAATCGAAAAATTTTATATTTTAAAAGATGGTACTACCCATAGCGGAAACACTTTAACTTTTAAAACGGTATCTGGAACGGGTTTTGAACTAGACGAAGGTAAAATTCATGCGGCTTATTCTGACGGAACAAATGTAAATGAAGTAGCCCTTAACACTTTAGGTGGAACTATTGGAACTACACAAATAGCTGATGACGCTGTTACAAATGCTAAAATAGCGGATAATGCAGTGGACTCAGATCAAATTGCAGCAGATGCGGTAACTAACGCAAAAGTAGCTGCTGATGCTGTCGACACAACTCAATTAGTTAATGATGCAGTAACCGCTGCAAAACTTGAAAGAAAATTTACAATTAGTACAGCAGCCCCTTCGGGAGGTAATGATGGGGATATTTGGTTTAAATATTCATAAGGTTTTAAATGGCTACTTATAAATTTTATTACTCAACTAATGAGATTAGTAGTTTAGAAGAAAACTACAACTCAAGCTCAAACATTAAAGATGTTGAACAAGTTTTTAGAAATGAAAAGGGTAATGTTGTTAAAATTAAAAGAATTGATATTTTAGCTGATCCTGATCAAATTAACACAGATGAAGCATTGGGGTATAATTAATAATGGCTAATACTTATGGCAAAGTTTCTGGAACATTTGAAGAAATAGAAAATGCTTACGGAAAAGTTTCCGGAGTATGGGAAGAAGCTGATGAGATTTATGCTAAGAACTCTGGTACTTGGGAATTAGTATTTGCAGCTTTTACAGCAACTTCATACACTACATTAAGTTCAGGTTCAGGTACTTTTACAGTTCCTGATGGTGCTAATGCAATACATATTCAAGCAGGTGTTGGAGCAGGTGGTGGTGCTATGCGAGGTATTGACTACGATAAAGCTGGAGGTGAATCTGCAGGAGCCGGAGGAGGTTCTGGAGGATTTGTATCAGATAAAATATTTAGTGTTACAGAGGGTGAAACAATTTCTTACAGTATTGGTTCTGGAGGGGCTAATGGTACAGGTACTTACAGCGGAAGTGCAGGTGGAGGATCTAATACAACTTTATCTGGATCTTCGGCAGGAAGTCTATTTACATTAAACGGTGGTGGAGGTGCTTCAGCTTCTGGTGGTGGAGTACAAGGACCTTTAAGAAGTAACACAGCAGGAACCGCAGGTTCAAATACAATTTCAGGATCTGTGATCACTTCAGGAAATTTTAGAGATACTGACGGTGTCACGAAATCAGTTACTACAAATACATCAGGGCCCACAGGCACCTTCAATAATAATGGAAATGGTGCTGTTGGTGGTAATAACGGAAACTGTGGCGGAGATAACTGTAGAATTGGTGGATCAACAGGTGCTGCTTCTTTTTCAGGGAATGTTGCAGGAGGTGCTGGAGGTTCTTCATCTGGATCTGGGACATCAGGATCAGCGGGAACTAGAGGTTCCGGTGGTGGTGGTGGATCTGCTCAAGTAACTGGTGGCTCTACTCAAGGGGGCTCGGGTGGAGTAGGTGAAACTAAATATAGATTTTTAAGAGTAAATTAGTATAGTGCCTTATGGCAAATATATCTAAATGGTTTGGTTATCCTATATACATAACTAAGTTAGAAAACTTTGAAGAAATAAACAAGACAATAGTTCCTATAATATTAAACGATATTACCCCAACCAATTCTCAGTACTCAACTACTACAGATGTAAAACCAAAAGAATTACAATCAATAGATGACAACTTACATAAAGATAAAAGATTTAAAAAATTATATATTGAGTTATCAAAAGTAATAGAGGGTTGTTTATCTGCACAAAAATATAACTTAGATTTATTTGAAGTTTATATTACAAAGTCTTGGGCTACTTTATCCACTAAAGAACAATTCATCTCTTATCATAGACATATGAGTAGTCATTTTAGTTTTGTCTATTATCCACAAGCTCATGAACAAGGTAATCTTTTTTTACTTGATGATGATGCTCATAAGGTAGGTTTAAATATCCCTAAAAGAGATCCTTATTTTACAGAATGGGATAATTCTAATTATGGTAAAGCTGAGTATCCTGCTGAAACGGGTAATGTAGTTATCTTTCCTTCGATGATGTTTCATGAGACAGGTAAGAATAATAAAGATACCCCAAGGCTTTCTATATCAGGGGACATACTACTTACTATGAAAGAGGGTGTTAAATCTGAACATAACTTACCTTCACCATCTACTTGGATGAAACTATAAAATGGTGTAAAATAACACCATGCCATTAACTAATGTAACTATTCGACCTGGAATTAATAAAGCAGATACCCCGTCAGGTGCTGAA